CAACCATGTCTATGCCTACACCAGCACCATTGACCGGCCATTGAGGGTCACAGCGGCCCGCAGGCGGGATGAGGCGGGTACTGACGTGCCGGTCTTCATGTTCTCCCGGCAGGAATACTTCGACACGCCGAACAAGACCAATTCCGGGGCAACGACACAGGTCTATTACGATCCGCAGTTGACGAACGGGCAGATGTACCTGTGGCCGACGCCTTCGAGCGTGAAGGACCGGATATTCTTCACCGCGCATATCCCGCTGGAAGACTTCGATGAGACGGGGGACAACCCGGACTTCCCGCAGGAATGGCTGGATTGCCTTGTGTGGGGGCTGGCCTACCGCATGTCCATGTCGTTCGGCGTGCCGATGCAGACCCGCGAGGCGCTGCGCCGTGACGCGCTGGAAATGAAGATCAAGGTGCTTGGCTTCGACCGGGAGCCGGAGAGTGTGTATTTCGGCGTCGGGAGGTACTGATGCAGGTGCCGTTCGCGCGCATGTCCTACCAGGCGCGGTCTCTCCCGGTGTCTGCGCAGCGGCTGGTCAACTTCTTTGCCGAGAAACAGCCTGACGACGCCAAGACGCCGATTGCGCTTTACAACACGCCGGGCATCAAGTCCTTCACCACGGCGGGAACGGGACCGTGCCGGGGGCTGTACGAGTTCGGCGGGCTGGTCTACGCGGTCATGAGCGATACGCTGTTCTCCATTGCCTCAGACGGCACGGCGGTCAGCATCGGGGCGCTTGCGGATCGTGGGCAGCGGGTGTCCTTCTCGGACAACGGGACCGAGATCATCATCGTGGATGGCGTCCAGGGGTGGACCTACGACACCACGAATGGTCTCCGGCTGATTGACGACGCGGACTTCTACTCCGCCGATTTCGCCATGTTCATCGACGGGTTCTTCGCGCTGAACCGGGCGGGGACGGGGCAGTATTTCATCTCCAACCTGAATGACGGGCGGTCCTATCTCGGGACGGACATTGCGACGGCAGAGGGTGCGCCGGACAACATCGTCTCCATTGTCGCCAGTCACCGCGAACTGTGGGTGTTTGGCGAGCGCACGACCGAGATATGGTTCAACACCGGGGCATCGGGCTTCCCGTTCGAGCGGATACAGGGCGCATTCATTCAGCGCGGCTGCGGGGCCAAGTTTTCCGTGGTGCAGGAAAGCGATACGCTGTTCTGGTTCGGCGATGACCGGATTGCCTACATCGCGAACGGCTACCAGCCTCAGCGGATTTCCACCCACGCCATTGAAAGCGCGTGGCAGGGGTATGCGACGGTCGATGATGCCTTCGGGTTCATCTACACGAACGACGGCCACAAGTTCTGGTGCCTGACCTTCCCGACCGCCAATGCAACGTGGGTGTTCGACACGACCACGGGCCTGTGGCACGAGCGGGAAAGCCATGACATTGGCAGGTGGCGGGTGAATGCCTACGTCAATGCGTTCGGCAAGCACCTGGTGGGGGACTATTCGTCCAATGCCATCGGGGAGATGGACCCGGACACGTTCCAGGAATACGGCAACGACCTTGTGGCATCGGCGGCAAGCCCGGTCATGCACGCGGACAGGAAACAGCTGTTCCACCATGGCTTCGAGATCGACTTCGAGTCCGGGGTGGGGACGAACGACGATCCGGTCATGTGGCTGGACTACTCCGACGACGGGGGCCGGACCTTCTCCGCGCGCAAGCCAAGTCGGGGCATGGGCAATGCGGGCAAGTTCAAGACGCGGGCGCGGTGGCTTCGGCTCGGGCGGTCCCGGAACAGGGTCTATCGCGTCACCATCTCGGATGGTGTCAAACGGACCCTTATTGCGGCTCATCTGAACGCAAGCGCGGGTGACCACTGATGGACAAGCGTGGACGCCTTACACCAGCCCGCGCTGTCAATGAAGTGTTCGGAATGAGTCCGACAATGGACCGCGCCGCGTTCCTGCCCGTCGGTCGCGAGCCGGGCGGGGAGACGGAATTTGCGTGGCCGGGGCTGTTGTATGACGCGGCTCGGGCCATGGTGACGCCGGGCGTCGGCATGAAGGGCGGGAAGGTCACTCTGGACGATGTAAACCGGGTGGCGATGGAAGCTGGCATTCTCGGGTCTGTAGCCCGTCGCCCGGCAAATTCGCTTGGCATGTTCGGCGGGGTCAAGGCGAAAACTGCCGACCTCGGGGCATTGGGCCGGGCGCATGAGCTTCTGAAGCAAGGCGCGGATGCCCGCAAGATATGGGACGAAACGGGCTGGTTTCAGGGCGCGGACGGCAAATGGCGCTTCGAGATTGATGATAGCGGGGCACGGTTTGATGGTTCAGTGCCTGGTGGCGAATCGCGGCGGGTGGGCGACCGACCGTTGGTTGGGGCCATTGGGGATGTCGCAGTTCATCCAGAACTGATGCGGGCATATCCCGATGTTGCGGACGTAGAGTTCGCCCGCGTCCCAATGCAGAAAAGCCAGTACGGCGGGTATGCGGGATCATCCTCTAGGGGAAAGCCTCTTGTGGCGGTTGCCGAAGGGAGGGGCATACCAAACGAACGATCTGCGGCGTTGCACGAATTGCAGCATGACATACAGCGTCGAGAAGGGTTCCCCGGCGGCGGTTCGGCATCAGAGTTCGAGGCTGTCGCCAAGGCGGCGGAAGATGCTTTGCCGCATCTTTCTGATCTGCATTCCCGAAGCGGGTTCATCGACGCTTTTACAGAGGCACGGCGCGAGGGAAAACTGAAAACACCCCGAGACGCGAAAGAATTCCGAGATTCGTACTACGCATCTTCATCGGAAGAACTGTGGGATGAATATGCAAAACTGGTGCGCCCGCTACAGGACGCGGAAGATCTAGGCGTTAATTTAAAACACTGGAACAAGGCAGGAAACGCCTACAAGCGCCTTGCCGGTGAGGTCGAAGCCCGCAACGTCCAGACACGCCGGGATTTCACGCCAGATCAACGCCGCGCACAACCGCCTTGGGAAACCGAGGACGTACCGCGTGACAGGCAGATCGTGAGGTTCCGGGGCGGGATCAAGAACATGATTATGGAGGGCCGGTAATGGTTGACGTTCCCCGCCCTCCGCTGCCGCGTCAGCCGATCATCCAGCCCAACGGCTTCGCGTCGCGGGAGTTCACGCAGTTCATCGAGCTTCTGTGGCGCAGGACCGGCGGCGAGGTTGATGCGGTTGCGCAACAGAATTCACTGTCCCCCGGCAACCTGGGGGCCTTGGTGCCGGAAGAATACGGCGCGGTCGGGGATGGCGTCACGAACGACACGTCCGCCTTTACCCGGTTCCTGATTGACTGCCATACCCTCGGGCGTCCGGGGGTGCTTCAGGGGCGCTACCTGGTGCCCGATCTGGACCGCTTCACGCTGACCTCGCATGTGTCGCTGATCGGCCTCGGGAACAATGCCTACATCGACGGCGGAACCGGCGTGAAGCTGTTTCTGCCACAGAGTGCGGGGTTCACGTTCCACAACATAGAGACGCGCAACGTCACGCTCGCGGACACCTTCCGGGAGACCACGGGCGATCTGGACGCCATCGACATCTACAAGTGGCGCTGGACGAATGACGACATCCTGTCCTGCCGCATCCGGTGGAACTACGAGGACGACCCCTACAAGATCGGCCATGTCCGGCTGATGGATATTCAGGGCAACGGCGGTCTCGGCGGCGTCGAGATACTGGTGCCCGGTCAGAGATGGGAAGTCGATAACTACGTTGTCCGCAACATCGTGGTCCCGGATGACGACGCCCACTTCACGGGCGATGACATGATTAATTCCGGGTATGCGGACGGCCTGAATCTCGGCGGCGACGACCAGGGCGCGCAGGAAATCACGGAATACTGCACGGTCGGATCCGTGACGGTTGACGGGCTGGTTGACAACCGCGTCAAGCGTGGCGGCGGCGGAGTTTCATCGGTGGACGGGTTCCGATGTGTCACGGGCAAGATGACCGCCGGGGAGATCCACGTCAGGAACGTGACGTCGCATCAGAAGGAAGACTGCACGGCGTTCTATTCCAAGGCGCGGGACTCCCGCATCGGCCTCATTCACGCGATCAACGCGGGCCATTACGAGGCGTGTGTCGTCTTCAAGGGCGCGCGGCGTGGCTCGGGCATCCGGTCACCGGGCTGGAACGTGCATGTCGGCCAGATCATGTGCATCAACACCGAAGGGTTTTCCGGGCGACCGGCCCTGTACCTCGGGACGGACGATATTCGCATCGACAGCCTGTACCTCGAAGGCATGGGCGGCGACCTCGAAGACCAGTCCAATCCGGGGCAGCGCAAGGGCGGTCAGGGGCCGCTTGTCTACTGCCAGCAGAACACCACGCAGGGGCGGCTGAGCATCGGTTCCGTGGTGGCCCTGAATTGCGTCATGGGGTCCACGCAGACGATCCGGCCCTTCCTCCTGGCGGGGTACAATGAGAT